GCCGAAGATGTAGCAAAGAAATTCTCCTATCCAGACAGAAAGCATAATGTAAACGGGGAATCCTTTAAGGTTCACGATATTATTCTGTTATCAGCCCAAACCGCACTTGTGACTTATGAAAAGACAACGGGGAAACGGGCAATCGCTTTCTTTTATCATATTATGAAGCAGGAACGGTGGGAGTATTTCTTTCTCGGCGCACAACATATGCTGAATCTGGACAAGATACCAGGTCTTTATATGGAGGTCGAAAATCACAACTTCAAATATAACTTTCCCGATAACTCGGTGATTGATGACATCTTAAATGAATAAACAATACATAAGTCCGCAGAAGTTAAAACTCAACCCGGACAACCCACGTACAATTAAGGACACGAATTTCAATAAACTGGTCAACTCGATCAAAGAGTTCCCGGAGATGTTGGAGATACGTCCGATTGTAGTAAATAAGGACTTGGTTGTATTGGGTGGCAATATGAGATTGAGAGCCTGTAAAGAAGCAGGACTCAAAGAGGTTCCGTATATCATTGCAGAGTTCGAGGAAATAAAGGAACGTGAGTTTATCATTAAAGACAACGTTTCCGGAGGTGAGTGGGATTGGGAGATACTCGCAAATGAGTGGGATGCCGAGCAATTAAATGAATGGGGATTGGAAGTCCCAGACTGGCAACCAGAGGAGATCGAAGCCGAAGAAGATAATTACGAAGCACCAGAGGAGATTCAAACCGATATTGTACTTGGGGATTTATTCGAGATTGGTGAGCATAGACTCCTTTGTGGGGACTCGACAGATTCAGATCATGTTTTAAAACTTTTAAATAACAAAGAACCTTATTTAATGATTACAGATCCTCCTTATGGAGTTGTTTATGATGCTAATTGGAGAAATGAAGCAGAAAGAGCAGATGGAACAAAAATAGGAGCATCCGCTCTTGGTAAAGTATCAAATGATGACAATGCCGATTGGACTCAATCGTGGTCATTAAGTCCTTCAAAAGTTGCTTATGTTTATCATGCGGGTATTTTTAGTGGGATAGTTCAAAAGTCTTTATCTGATTGCGATTTTATTATTAGAAGTCAAATAATATGGGTTAAGTCAAATTTTGCAATAAGTAGAGCGGATTATCATTGGAAACATGAACCTTGTTGGTATGCTGTTAAAAAAGGAAGCAAGGGTAATTGGATAAGTGATAGAAAACAAACAACAATATGGGAAATAGCCAAACCATCCAAAAACGAGACAGGTCATAGCACACAAAAACCTATTGAATGTATGGCGAAACCAATAAGTAATCATGAAGGCGATGTTTATGATCCTTTTCTTGGCTCCGGAACTACAATGGTTGCGGCACACCAATTAGGGCGTAAATGCTACGGAATGGAGTTAGACCCGAAGTACTGTCAAGTCATTATTGACAGAATGCGTAAATTAGACCCGACACTTGAAATAAAGAGAAACGGTCAACCATATAAAACATCGGAATAACATCGGATGGCTTACCAGGAAAAGCAACCTCACGGCGGAAGTTTGACACGACCAGAAAAGGGTGAAACGATGAACCCAAATGGACGCCCGAAGGGAGTAAAGAACAGATCAACCGTCATTAAGAGATGGCTCGAAGCAATGGACAAGGGCAAGAACCCGATGACCGGCGAGGTTGAGGAAATGAGTGTTGAGGATAAGATGACACTCGCTTTAATTGGCAAAGCCCTCAAAGGAGATACACAAGCCTATAAGGCATTGATGGATTCAGCGTACGGTCAGCCTAAACAAGAGATTGAAAACACGGGACAGAGCGAAGTAATTACCCGGATAAAGTGGAAAGATGAATGAGATTGAAATCTCTTTATCGCCGAAGTACAAAACATTAGAGGACGCTAAAACCCGATACATCTACCTTCACGGTGGCAGGGGTTCGGGTAAGTCTTTCGCAGTTGCTCTCTTTGTTGCTTATCTATCCTATAAGCCTGGAAACAAAATACTCTTCACCAGGTACACCATCACGTCCGCTTCAAAGTCGATTATTCCAGAGTTCGTTGAGAAGTTGGAACTGGGAGGGCTTACAAACGACTTTCATATTACCAGAGATTCAATCATCAATAAGACGAGCGGAGTTGAGATACTATTTAGTGGTATCAAGACATCGAGCGGGAATCAGACTGCGAACTTAAAGTCGCTACAAGGAATCACGACTTGGGTATATGAGGAATTTGAAGAACACCCAGACGAAGACTCCTTCGATACGATTGATCTATCCATTAGGGAGGAAAAGACACAGAACCGTGTAATTTTGATTTCTAACGCCTTACACAAGGACAGTTGGCAGTACAAGAGGTTCTTTGCCGAAGCGCAGGACACAACGCATATTTATAGCACCTATCAAGACAACAAAGAGAATCTAAACGAGCAGTTCTTAAAGATGGCAGACTGGACAAGAGAGAACCGTCCAGACAAGTACAGAAAGAACTTCTTGGGTGAGCATTACGAAGATTCAGACGAAGCCTTGTGGAGTTGGGACTTAATCAGACAAGAACCGGCGCCGGAACTCGATAGAATAGTGGTGGCAATAGACCCTGCGGTGACGTCAAATAAGAACTCGGACGAAACGGGAATTGTAGTCGCAGGAAAGAAGGGAAACAGGGCTTATGTGTTAGAGGATAGGTCAGGAACTTACTCACCGAATGAGTGGGCGCAGATCGCCGTGAGTCTTTATCAGAAGTACAAAGCCGACCGAGTTATTGGTGAGGTAAACAACGGAGGGGATATGATAGAGCAAATTTTACGACAGGTGGATAAAACAGTATCTTACAAAGCAGTAAGGGCTTCGAGAGGAAAAGTAACGAGGGCAGAACCTATTGTGAGCCTATATGAGCAAGGTCTTGTATTTCATGGCAAAAAGTTGCCGGAGTTAGAATTGCAGATGACGACATGGAATCCAGGCAAGAATGAATCACCAGACAGAATTGATGCGCTTGTATGGGCTTTAAGTGAATTAATGCTAAAAAATAACACCGGATGGGTAATTTAGTAAACAGAATCCAACGTGATGCACAGGCACTCGCAAGTGCAATGCAATCCAAACAGGCGAACCGTTTATATCAAGGTCTTTTACAATTTACGGGGAACGACTATCCTATTCTGCAAGATGACAATCTAAAAGAACACGTTCATAAGGGTTATTTATTCAACCCTGACTTATACTCGATTGTTAATCTTATTACAAACGCTTCAAAGGGGATTGATTGGGTTTTATACGAAGTCAAAGACCAGAAGAAGTTCAGAAAATACAAGTCACTGCCGAGCGAAGCCAAAGAATACCAATTAGACAAGGTATGGCGCTTGAAAGAGCAGTCGATGGAGGAGGTTCACGACCCGAACAATCAGTTGTATCGATTGATGGAAAGACCGAACCCTTTACAAGGATGGGGAGAGTTTATTGAGAACGCACTTGGCTTTAAACTCATCACAGGAAACTCTTTTATTCACGGGGTTCTTTTAGAGAACGGAGCCAATGCAGGGTTAGTCAATGAGATGTGGGTGATGCCTTCGCAGTACACAAGAATCGTGGCAGACAAGGGATACCAGGCAATCGTTAAGGGTTATACATTAGAGATCGGCTCACGCAAAGTCAAGTTCAGCGAGGATGAGGTTCTGCACTTAAAATACTGGAATCCAGATTACGAAGCAGACGGAGCGCACCTATACGGACTATCACCATTACGTGCCGCAACCCGAGTAGTTCAGCAATCAAACGATGCCTACACGGCACAAGCCGCACTTTTAAAGAACTCCGGCGCACAAGGTATTCTGTCAGTTGACCCGGAACACATGACCGCAGAAACGGCTTCTCAACTTGAATCTTCATACTACAATAAATATGCCGGACCGGGTAAAAGGGGTCGGATTATTATTGCAGGTGCAAAGATGGACTGGAAGCAGATCGGCATGAGTCCAGTTGATTTGAACATTTTAGAAAGCCAGAAATTCAGCCTTCGGGACTTGTGTAATATCTACAATGTAAACTCTGCCCTGTTAAACGACCCTGACAATAAAGTATATAATAACGTCCGTGAGGCACGTAGAGCCTTATACATGGAGAAGGTATTACCAGAACTCGATACCATGAGAGATGAGTTCAATAGATGGCTCGTTTCAAAGTACAATGAAAAGACAGGTAAAACGTATTACCTGGATTATGACTTGGAATCAGTTCCTGCCTTACAAGCCGACATGAAGTTAATCATGGAACAGGTCAAAGACGCTTGGTGGCTTACAGGAAACGAAAGACGGGTTGCAATGGGCTACGATTCAGACCCTGTGATGGACCAGTACTTTATTCCTGCCGGACTTATTCCAACAGGCTCAATGAATACCGAAGACTTGGACAAGTCGATTGCCGAGTATGGAGTAAAGCAGACGTTCAATGATTACCCAAAGTCAGCCTCCGACAGGGCAAAGGCAGCAATTAAGTTCACAGAGGAAAACCCGAACGACTGCGCAACACAAGTCGGCAAGGTAAGAGCGCAACAATTAGCCAATCGGGAATCTTTATCATACGACACAATTAAAAGGACTT